CAGTTCACTCAATTTCCTAAATGTAAACTCGAACTTCATCTCATTATAAGGTAAAGCAGCACACGGTAAAGCAACACCTGTATCTCTCGTGAAGAAAAATGGAAGAGGAAGTTTCAATTTATGGGAAACACCAGCATCGAGTCCAACAATGAATTGGTTTTTACCATTACTATCAAGAACAGACTTACCATAACCAGTCATTTCTCTGTAAGATTTCTTTTGATCGGACGGGATCATAATTTCAGATAGGAAATCAAACATGTAATGATCGATTCTTTGAACCAGTAAATCATTAAACTTAATATCAACATAATCTACTAAATTATGCATGAAATTCTTACACCATTTATGGGTACTGGAGATTGTACCCGCGACGACAGGTGTTGTGACTTCAAGCCACGCGTTAAGGAGATAATCTCCTCCACGAGCAATGGTGACTGTCCATTGTTTTGTACCAAAATCACCAGCACCAATGGTACTGAATTTAACCGGGATCTGAGTAAACCAAGAAGATTTTCTGGTTTGTCTAACAAAGTAAGTAACAGCATCCTGTTCGGCACTGTAAAAGTATTTTTCGAGTTCGTCGTAAGTAGCAAGATCAATGAATGAGGCAGCGAGTGACATTTATTATAAGTAAACATATTTTTTTAAATAAATGAAAACACATAATATACAGTCTTTGTTAGTTATATAAAAAATCGTTTTTATATAAATTACTTTTGGTTAATTTAAAGGATAGGGAAACCAAGAGCGCCACCACTGATCTTAATCACATTATGATTAATAGCAGTAATAATCATCTCTGAGTTCGCACCGCCGGCATACGTTGTGTCAACTGTAGGGGTAACTGACACATTTGTCAGTTTACCAAAATTAGTTGATCCCATAGGATCGACCGATGACATATCAAGGGAATAAGAGTACAAGTTAATACCCTCTTCCTCGGGTGAAGAAACAGCAGTGTAATAAGGAGTGATCTTTGTGAAATAACCAGCATCCATCTTATCAAGACGTTTGGTGTTTTCGTATGTCACTGTGATATCAGAAATAGGATTGGTACGACTGACTACACCACCGAATTCAGCGGCCAGATTAACCTTGGAATAATTAGAGTACGTATCTCCACCGTAACCACCAGTTATGGGGTTAGCGGTTACTCTATGACCGGCAATACCATGGTCTGTAACATACCATCCTGGTTGATACCCCTCTGACGCCGAACCCAACGTGCCGTAACCGACAGTGTTTGCGACGCCGTGAGCCGAAGAATCCCAATCCCCGTCCGCAAGCCCGAAGAACGAAGCACCTGGTCCTGGTGAACGAGCCGCGATAAACAAGGCTTTGATTGCGTGAGCGAACCTGATATCATATGACGCTGTAGCTGATGTGATTTTAACAGGTGAATGTTGAGTGTATTGCTCAATGATGATGTTACGAGCTGTTTTGGCCATCATCGCCCTTTCTACATTGGACACCATAGCATATGTACCCCAAACGTTCACTTCAGATAAAGAAGCAGTACTGGTGGTATTAGCCGACGTTCCCTGGTAACCACCTTTCACTACTCTCTGCGTGTCTCCTCCTGAAACATTTACCAAGCCACCGTACCCGGCTAGGGCCGCTGTTGCCCACACGGTTGAGGGGGGGTTGACGGCGGGGGTGATTGCGACGATGGTGGCGAATGTATGCGTCACAAGCAGTTCACTCAATTTCCTAAATGTAAACTCGAACTTCATCTCATTATAAGGTAAAGCAGCACACGGTAAAGCAACACCTGTATCTCTCGTGAAGAAAAATGGAAGAGGAAGTTTCAATTTATGGGAAACACCAGCATCGAGTCCAACAATGAATTGGTTTTTACCATTACTATCAAGAACAGACTTACCATAACCAGTCATTTCTCTGTAAGATTTCTTTTGATCGGACGGGATCATAATTTCAGATAGGAAATCAAACATGTAATGATCGATTCTTTGAACCAGTAAATCATTAAACTTAATATCAACATAATCTACTAAATTATGCATGAAATTCTTACACCATTTAT